AATATGGGCAAATGCTTGTCTAGAAAATACATGGTGGTTACTTGCACACGGTCTAGCTCTCTGTAATGAATATTCTTGGCGCTATGGAAAGATTCATAGTTGTGAGAAAACATTGGAAGAAGCAACGAAAATTATTCCGTCTGCACCTTACCCATACAGACCAAAATCATTTACATTTGCGGGGCCAGATGAGTTTAAATATGACACAAGCATTGACACTTTTACTGCTTACAAACGTTATATATCGAGCAAACCTTGGGCTGCATCTAATTATCTTCGTGACCCATCCAGAAAACCAGATTGGCTATGACTAAACTAATTGAAAAGAATGACCCACGTTACTTCTCTCAGACAAGTGACTTGCCATTTGACAGACATCATTATAAGATAGTTCACAAAGACCGTTCTATTATTGTAGAATCGTGGGATGAGGTTCAAGAGTGGTGGTGGAACAATTGTAGACTGCCAGCATTTGATGCCGTTGTACACGTTATTGACAAACCAAAGACTAAGAAAAAGTCCAAAGGATTTTAATTATGAAACACATTACCAGAGAGGATTTTATCCATGAATACTGCGATTATGTAGTAGAAAAAATGGATGAAGAGACCCTCAAGAACATCGCTAGAGTAACATTGATAGCAAATATCAAACCAGAAAGCACATATGCTGATTGGGAAGATTATGTAGCACAGATGCCTTCAAAACATACAGTGGAGGATCTACTTGCACTAATCCAACCTTCTGTAAATATGGTGGCGAATAAAAATGAGGGATGAATTTATATGGGTAGAAAAGTATAGACCAAAAACTATAGATGATTGTATTCTTCCAGAGAGTACAAAGAAAACCTTTCGAGAGTTTTTGGTAAAGGGAGAGATTCCTAATCTCTTATTAGCAGGCCCGCCTGGTATTGGAAAGACCACAGTTGCAAAAGCATTGTGTGCTGAACTTGGTGTTGATTGTTATGTAATTAATGGATCAGATGAAGGTAGATTTCTAGATACAGTTAGGAATCAAGCAAAGAACTTTGCTTCTACTGTATCGTTGATGGATGCAGATAGAAAACATAAAGTAATCATCATTGATGAGGCTGATAATACAACTCATGATGTTCAACTTCTACTCAGAGCGAACATAGAATCTTTCTACAAGAACTGTAGATTTATTTTTACATGTAACTTTAAGAATAGAATCATTGAACCACTTCATTCAAGATGTGCAGTAATTGAGTTTAGTGTCAAAGGTAAAGATAAGTCAGCTATTGCAGCACAGTTCTTCAAACGTCTAGTTTCAATACTAGAACTTGAAGGTGTTGAAGCTGACAAGAAAGTTCTAGCAGAACTAATCAACAAACATTTTCCTGATTGGAGGAGAGTGTTAAATGAGTGTCAAAGACATTCAGTTGGTGGTAAGATTGATTCTTCAATTCTTGCTAGTTTCTCTGAGGTTAACATAAATGATCTTATCAAAAATCTTAAAGAGAAGAAATTCCCAGAAGTCAGAAAGTGGTGTGTCAATAATCTTGACAATGATCCTTCTGTACTTCTTCGTCGTGTTTACGACGCTTTATTTGACACTCTTGAGGGTGCTAGTATTGCAGCTGCAGTATTGATAATCGCCAAGTATCAATATCAAATTGCCTTTGTGGCAGATCAAGAGATCAATCTATTGGCATGTATGACCGAAATCATGGTGGAGTGTGAATTCAAATGACCAAATCAACTTTTGCTAAAACTAAAGCACAAATAAAATCCTCTAGATACTATCTGTTCTGGGGTGCAGCAACTATTGCCGTTGTTGTTGGACAAATCTATGTTGGAACTGGATATCGTAACATGTCTGAATCTCTCGATAGACTCATAGACTTTATTACAGCTCCTAAACCCAGAACTATGCCTGTTCCAGGCCCAAGGTATGAAACATTACCTTCTGCACCTGAGTATGGTATGCCTATTATACAATGATTTTAAGTGAACTTGATGCTGCCTACGCAGCAGATAAATTCATTAATTATTTCTCTAATACTGGAAGAATTGATGAATACCTTCGTAATGTAAAACTAGATCGTATGGCTCAATTGCCTATGCCTTTATTTGGTATGGGGCCTGAGGATGATCTATTCACTGATTTTGATATGCACCCTGACGATATGCAGATCAAAATCTTTCCCGCTGGAGAGAAAAATGGATTTAGTAATGAATACTTTAATGAAAGATTAGAGATTACTACATCTCATGCCATAGAGAAATCTGTGCCAGGGAAATCTCTCAAGTGGATTGTAAAAGAGACCACTACAGATAAGACTATCGGATTCTGTAGATTTGGATCTCCTACTATAAATTCTAAACCTAGAAATGATTGGTTAGGTAATGTACCAGAACTAACTAGGTTCAACAGACATGCTATCATGGGATTCATTATTGTTCCCACCCAACCATTTGGATTTAATTATCTGGGTGGTAAACTCCTAGCAATGTTATGTTGTTCTCATCTTGCTAGAGAGACTTTAAACAAGAAATATAATGCGGATATTTGTTTGTTTGAAACTACATCATTGTATGGAACAACAAAATCATCATCTCAGTATGATGGACTCAAACCATACATGAGATATAAAGGATTAACTGTCAGTGACTTTACTCCACTAATACATGATTCTATATTTCAAGAACTAAACAAATGGTTCACTGCTAGAAACAATGACAAACTCTTAGTCAAAGAAGATGCCTCTAGTAGAAAACTAAAGATTCAAACAAAGATGATCTCGATTATCAAGAAGTGTTTGAATGATGCTGACAAACTAAAACAGTTCAATGATGCAATAATTTCTGCAAAGAATCTTACTCAACAGAAACGTTTCTATATGTCTACATATGGATTCAAGAATAGTAGAGAGGTCATTCTAGGAGAACAAGACACTCTCATCAAAGCTGACAACTATGATAGGTTTGAAGTAGATCAGATAGTTGGTCATTGGAAAAAGATGGCTGGAAAGAGATATGCTAAACTGAGAGATGAAGGTAGATTGAGAACCAAGTTAGAAACTTGGAATACTAATCCAGATGAAATAGATATTATTAGATGATATGGCAGATTTAAAAGATTGGTTGAACTCTATCAACCTAAACAAGCAAGATATTACTGCCGAAGATCCACAATTGATTAAGAAGTATGCTCCTTTCATAATCAATAAGTGTATGTCGGCACATCTTGATTGCATCATGTTCGCTAACGAAATGAACTTAAATGCACACTTGGCCAAAGACCTTCAATATCAATTTTATCTAAATAGTATTAGGAAAAGGAAGAGATTCTCTCCGTGGCTCCGAAAAGATAAGATCAAGAACCTTGATGTTGTCAAATCATACTATGGTTATAGTAATGAGAAAGCAATTCAAGCACTTAAGATATTATCCAAAGAGCAGTTGAATTACATTAAAGCGAAAATTGACGTTGGAGGTACAACATGAGTGGGTTTACTGAACCTGATATTGCTTGGTCACAGGATCAAATGATAGAGGTTACGTTGAATGAACCTGATGATTTCTTGAAAGTTAGAGAAACTCTCACTAGAATTGGTGTAGCTTCTAGAAAAGAAAAGAAGATATATCAATCATGCCACATTCTTCACAAGCAAGGTAGATACTATATCGTTCACTTCAAAGAACTGTTTGCATTAGATGGAAAGTCAGCTAACCTTTCTATCAATGATGTTCAACGTCGTAATAGAATTATTACTCTGTTATCTGATTGGGGATTGATCACTATTATCAATTCAGAGTTGATTACTGATGTCGCTCCACTAAACCAGATAAAAGTTCTTTCTTATAAAGATAAAGGTGATTGGACTCTTGAAACTAAGTATAACATAGGTAAGAAAAAGAAAGTGGTACAAACGTCTCCGAGTGCTTTTGTAAAAGCAGATTGACGGTAATCATCAAGAATCATGGGGGTTTATACGACCCCCTTTTTTTGTGTTTTGTGGTTAAATAGTAGTGTCGCCGTAAGGGACACAATTTACACTCGCTTATTAAAGGAGAACTATTATGAACTTAGCAAGATACCATGCTGCCAATCTTCCAGACTTAATGGAGAAGATTACGAAGAACAGCATAGGAATGGATGACTATCTCAATCAATTTTGGGAAGGCACAACAACTTCAAACTATCCTCCATACAATCTCATTCAATTAAACAATGTTGAGTCTCGCCTAGAGATAGCACTGGCAGGTTTTAGTAAAAAAGAAATCAAAGTCTACACCGAATACGGAAGACTTATGGTAGAAGGAAACAAAGAGGACACAAAAGACGCTGAGTATGTTCATAGGGGATTGGCTCAAAGAGACTTCAGCAGAGCTTGGACACTATCAGAAGATACAGAAGTCCGAGAAGTTCAATTTAAAGATGGACTTCTTACCGTTAAGTTGGGTAAAGTAGTTCCAGAACATCATGCCAGGAAAGATTATCTATAAAAAGTATTAAGATTGTAGTGCATTATACCTATTGTTAGGATCTCCGAACATAAATATGTTACAGGAGGTAAAGACAAATGCTAAACATCAAGTTTACATTGGAACATCCAATAGTTCCAGAATTTGATCCAGAAATCCACGATCCAGATGAGGTGTTTGCACTTCTCTGTTACCGAGGAATTCATTACGCCAAGTGGTGTAACATCAAGATACTTTTTCAATAATACACAGGGGGTTGACAAACCTCCTTTTTTATGTCATTATATAAATGTGCCTGATCAGCACATCGGGAGTGACTGAATAAACTTACTGGCATATAGCTGGTTAAGGTGATGCGACAGAGGTGGTGCTCGCTGCTGGGAACAGTAGAACTACAAACCAAGTAGGTCGTAGGCTGAGTGGTAATTCTAAACTGTAGAAATGCCCTGCTCTTGTTGGTATACAGGAATCCAACCTCCCACATGCGGATGTCGTATAAAAGTATTACGACAGGTTTCCAACTTGTAGACGGTGGTGCAATACCATCCATCCGCTTTGCAAACTATATACTGATGCAATGTC